TGTGCTCTTCCGATCTGGTTGAAAAGGCTACAAGGATTCATTGTCTTGTTCTAACCGATATGGATACAGGAGAGACAAAGCGTTTTAATCAACAGCCCAATGGAAGCCCTGTTGAGCAGGGATTGGAGCTACTACAAAACGCTGAACTGCTGGTTGGGCATAACATTATGGGTTTTGATATACCTGTATTGCAAAAGCTCTATCCATCCTTCAAACCGAAAGGAAATCTGTTTGATACTTTGATTACCACTAGACTTGTGTTTCCAGACTTAAAGGACTTGGATTTTGGTAAGATCAATGGCGGGTTTCCAAAAGAGCTTATTGGTTCTCACAGCTTAAAAGCTTGGGGTATTCGTATTGGTCTCCATAAGGGTGACTTTAAGGATTCAGCAAGCTTTGAAGTGTGGTCTCCTGCTATGGAGGATTACTGCGTCCAAGATGTTGCTGTTACTTTAAAGCTTTACAGGATGCTATTGAGCAAGAAGCCCAACCCTAAAAGTATTAAGCTAGAACACGGCTTTGCGGATATTATGATTAAACAAGAGGCTTATGGTTTTAAGTTTGATGAGCAAGGTGCTGAAAGGCTTTGCCTTGTCCTACAAAAACGCAGGGCTGAACTTGAGGCTGGTTTGCAATCTGTATTCTTACCAGATGTTGAAGAAATGAAATCAAGTCTTTGGTTGACTTCTGACGGCAAAGAGTGGACAACAAAGAAAGAAGCTGTAATGGCTGGCTATAAAGCCAAGGAAGTTACAAAGGGTGGCAAGAAGAAAAAAATCATCCCGTTCAACCCAGCAAGCAGAGACCAAATCGCAAGCAGGTTTATCAAAAAGGGGTGGAAGCCAGAAGAATTTACTCCAGATGGAAAACCCAAAGTTGACGAACAAGTGCTTACGGCTCTTGAAGGGTTGGGCTATGCAGAGGCAAAACCCCTCCTAGAATACTTATTAGTATCCAAACGGCTTGCCCAAATTGCAGAGGGTAATGAAGCTTGGATGAAGCTGGTTAAAAAAGGAAGGATGCACGGCAGGGTTATTACAAATGGTGCTGTTACTGGTCGTTGCACCCATCGTAACCCTAATATGGCTCAAGTGCCTAGAGTTGGTTCAGCTTTTGGTAAAGAGTGCAGAAGCCTCTTTGTGGCCGATAAGAGTAACGGGTTTAGCCTAATAGGTGCTGATGCTTCTGGGTTAGAGCTTCGTTGCCTTGCCCATTATATGCACCCTTACGATGGTGGGCAATATGCCAAGATTCTACTAGAGGGAGATATTCATACAGCTAATCAAGAAGCTTCTGGCTTGCCAGATAGGAACTCTGCAAAGACCTTTATCTATGCGTTTCTGTATGGGGCTGGTTCAGCGAAAATAGGAAACATTATTGGTAAAGGTGAACGGGCTGGTAAGGAGATTATAGATAAGTTTCAACGCAAGCTCCCAGCTATTAAGAGGCTCAAAGATGCCGTAGAACTTGCTGTTAATACCAAGGGCTACTTAACAGGCTTGGATGGTCGCCAGCTACCTGTTCGCTCGTCCCATTCAGCCTTGAATATGCTTTTGCAATCAGCAGGAGCTTTAATTATGAAACAAGCAACTATCAACTTTGTATCAACAATGCAACATAGCGGTTATAGCTTTGGCAAAGACTACGCTTTGGTAGCTCACATTCACGATGAAATGCAGATTGAAGGTAAAACAGCTATTTCTGATGTTATTGGAAAGACCGCTGTTTTAGGTATCCGAAAAGCTGGCTCTGATTTTGGGTTTAGATGCCCCCTTGACGGGGAGTATCGTATCGGCTTTAATTGGGCAGAGACACATTGAGTGAGACAACCTAATGAAATTGAACTTTCGTATCTTGCTGGGTACTTTGACGGAGAAGGCTGTATTCATATCTCAAAAATTGGAGCTAGGGTTGTTGCTATTAAATCGTGTTACCCGAAAGTTGTTCAGAGATTTTATAAAATATATGGGGGCTGGTTTAAAAAATTTCCTAATAAGGGCAAAACAAAAGTATGGAGGCATTTTTATTATTTTCGGATATACGGAAATGAAGCCCTCGATGTTGTCAACAGCTTATTCCCATTTCTGCGTGAGAAAAAGGAGCAAGCTAGATTGTTTATTAAATATAGCAACTCAAAGGATGCTCATACTAAAGCCCAATATGCTATGCAAATTAAAAGTTTAAAAAAGGTAAAATACTAAACACTATGAAAAAAACACAACTGCTACTAGACGGAGATTGGTTAGCCTTTTGGCATACCATAACGAATGAATACCCCTGCGATTGGGGAGACCATTTGTGGACTTTGCACGGCCATACAGATACGGCTATGCAGACCACAAAGGCTTTTATTGAAGATTTAAAAATTGAGTTAAAGGCACAAGAAGTTAAAATAGCCCTTTCGGACGAAACGAATTGGAGAAAACGCTTGCTACCCACTTATAAAGAAAACCGAAAGAAGCAACGAAAGCCTTTACTTTATCCTGTAATTCGGAACTGGCTTGCAGAGGAATATAAGGCTGTAAAGATGCCGACTTTGGAAGCAGACGATATATTGGGAATTTGGGCTACTGAAAAATCTAAGTTTACCAGCATCATTGTTGGAGAGGATAAAGATTTTAAGCAGATTCCTTGCAAGCATTACAACCCCCATAAAGCTGAAGAAGGGGTGCAGGAAGTAACCCAAGATGATGCTGATTGGTGGCATTTGTTTCAAGCTCTTACAGGCGATCAAACTGATGGATATACGGGCTTGCAAGGCTGTGGCCCTAAAACCGCAGAGAAGATACTTGGTGCAAAGGGGTCTAAAGACCTATGGAAAAAAGTTCTTAATGCTTATGTAGATGAGGGTTTTGGAGAAGAGGAAGCCCTTATTCAAGCTAGGGTATCCAGAATCCTTCGTAACGGAGAGTATGAGAACAATGAGGTTAAACTATGGCATCCTTAAAAGTATATATTAGCGGGGCGATGACGGGGCTTCCAGATTTGAATTACCCTGCGTTTCATTCTCGTGCAACCGAACTACGGCAACAAGGCTACATTGTTCTTAATCCAGCAGAGAACTTTGATGGTCAAAAAGACCTGCCTAGACACTTATATCTCAAAGAGGATATAAAGAATCTTTTGTCTGCCGATTGCATTACTTTTTTGAAGGGCTTTGAAAAGAGTGCTGGAGCGTTGCTAGAAGCTCTTGTTGCACGGGAATGTAATATCCCAACCCTAGAAGAAACCCAACAATGAGTGATTGCGTAGTAAAAGATTCGGGTAAGCGACAAGAGTTTGAAACAGGCTCAGTTCGAGATACCAATGAGAATAAAGGTAGATTTGACCTATTGCCTCCTTATGCATTGTATATGTGGGCAAGACAGCTTGAAGAAGGTGCAAAGAAATACGAATCTAGGAATTGGGAAAAAGGTCAGCCTTTAAGCCGATATGCTGATTCTGCATTACGCCATTTAACAAAGCATTTGGCAGGAATAAAGGATGAAAGACACGATGTTGCTTGTTTATGGAATATTGGAGCTATGATAGAGACAAAACATAGGATTGACAAAGGCTTGTTACCTAAAGAGTTAGATGACTTGCCAAAGGAGAATTATGGCTGGTAATAAAATTATAACAAAAAATGAAAAAGATGTTGACGAATTTCCAAAAGTATCTAAAGCAGTAGTAGATGTATTGCACCAACTTGTTCCCGAACGATGTCCAGATTCTAGTGAATCTGATCGGGACATTTGGATTTATAGCGGTCAGCGTCAACTTGTAAGATTTTTACAAGCTAAATTTGACGAACAACAGGAAAGAGGGAGATAATTTTATGTGTATGGGAGGAGGCTCAGCACCAGCACCGCAACCATTACCACCGCCTCCCCCGCCTCCACCCCCGCCACCTGCTCCAGTTAAAATGGCTTCTGGAGTAAAACAAAGCGAGGAGTCTCGCAAAAAAGGTGTAGCTTCATCCAGACAGCGTGGTAGAGGAGCTTTAGTAATTCAATCGCAAAATGAGGATTACGGAGTTAATGTTCCTGCTTAATAAGGAGTTTTTATGATTGATAGAGAAGCATTAGGGAAGTTTGGAGTAGAGTATATTACAAATACTACACAAGCTACTTCAAAAAACTATTGTGCAATCACAATGCTTGAAGATACGACCTTTACCACTCTTACAGCTTCTAATTGGTCGGCTGGAACAGCGTCAAGTTCTCAAGTTACTTCTGTAACATATCCTAAAGGGTTAACTATTTTTGGAAACTTTACCGCCGTTACTTTGGCTACTGGAAAAGTTCTTTGCTATAAAGGTGCAAATATTTAAGCCACTTTGGGCTTTGCTTTTGTTGTTGATATTAGGAGCTTGTTCGGATAACAAGAGTCCTGTGATTGAGTCCACTAAATATCCAGATGTTCCTCCATATTGGGTAACTGACCCTAATTACGGGAAATTTTAATTTATGCCCCAACTAGGATTAGCACTAGATTTGACAAGACCTAGCTTTGCTGGGGATGGCCTAGACTTAACGCTTTTCTTGCCTCTTGCGACAACTTCTGAAATAACTATTTTAGGTTTTACAGACACCAATGCGAATTGGAGGTTAGCTTCACACAATTATACACTTCCAAACGGGCCTCTAGTAAAACAAGGAAGTAGCAATCCTATTTTTATTTCCGACACTAATTTTTTTAATGGTGCGAATAGTAAATTTGAATTGTCGTACACTTCTGGTACTAAAACTTGGACTTTATCGCTAGTAAATACTACTACATCTTCTACAATAACTAGCTGGTCGGCTACTGGAACGGCCACTCTTATTCCCAAAAGAGGATGGGTTGGCGGTCAAAATAGCGGTACGGATGAGCTTGAATTAATAGACCCCAATTCTCTTTCAAACTTTGTATCTATATTAGATTCTTTTACTTTTACTAATAATTCTGGAGCTGGTGGGACATATAAAACCAGTTCTACTCAAAGCGGTTTTCGAGAAAATGTTTATATTTATCAATCTGGAACTTCAAGCACTTTAAGCAATTTATTTGATATTAATTTTTTAAGGAAAGCCAGTTTTCTTAGTTCGGCTGATACAATAAATGTATTTCCAAATCCAAATATATACGGATTTGGAACATCAACTAGACGATACAGGGCTTATGTAGGAACAGATAATGTTTGGAGAATTTCTGCGGGTACAGACTCATACCCCGAATTAGCAGCAGGAGATTACCCAATTCAAAATGGAGATGGTATTTATATCATTCGTCACTCAAGTTCCACTTTTAGATTCTTACCTATTCTTAACAAACAAAAAGTATTTAAAAGAGCTATTTTTAGCAGGTTGAAACAAGGATACACTTCGATTTCTGTAACTGACTATGATGGTTTTTGGACTGGAACTTATGTTCCGACAGATGAAAATTCTGGTATTTACGGAGAAGGTATTTTTTGGATTCCTAATACATATAAGTATTTAGCTTCAGCAGGAGCACAAGCGACTGATGGACGGAGTTTTCAAAACTGGTCATTTTATAATGACGATGGTGGTTATACTTTACAACATTTTTCAACTAATCCTCTTGTAGTTCCTCAAGCTATGTGGAACAATACCATTGTGACACAAAATTTTTATGGCCCTACTGGTCTATTACATTGGATTAGAACAGATATTAGTATTACATAAAAAATTTATGCCACAACTAGGAAATTTTTTAGGACTTACTGGCCTTACTATTTTGGGTTCGTCAGCCCCCCAAGAATTAACAATTCCAGTTTCTACAACAGAACAAGTTATTCCTTTGGGTTTTAGTGTTGCAAATATGGGTTCAAGGTCGAGTACATACAGGCAAGAGACATATACTTTTACTACTCCAGCCACCCCACTAATTAAACAATACTCTACTTATTATGGAAGTTCAGGTCGTGCTAATAGTATACCTATCATTTCCAGTAGCGACACTTACCCATTTATGGAACTTTCCTATGTTGGGTCAACTTGGACTCTTAATTATGATTTTTATAATTATGACTCAGAAGGTTATGTACAATTTCTTTGGACGGCTTCTGGAACTGCTGATAAAATTCCTGTAACTGGCTGGACGGGAGGTTTGAATAACGCAACAGGAGAAATTCAAATAGCCGACCCAAACTCTTTTGATTTTTATCATACAATGCTAGATTCTCACATATTTAAAAATGCAGGGTCGGGTTCTGGAGTACGCCAAAGCTGGAATGCAAACGAATATATGGAAAATTGTTTTGTTTACACTTCCCAAACTCCAGCAACACTTTCATCTTTATTTAATCCTAATTTTTTAAAACAATCTGCTGTTTTTTCTTCTTCTGATATTATTACCGTTTTTTCAAATACAAATATATATGGGAATACATTTAGGAATTATGTGGCATCTTTTAATGCTGGAGTTTGGAGAATTCAAAATAATGTCCTTCCTTCTCCCCCTGCGTCTCCATCAGATTATCCTATTGTTAATGGAAATTGTGTTATTATTAGGAGGGTTACAACTAGTGCTGGTTCTGATTTTAGATATATGCCTATTATTGACGGCCAAAGAGTATTTAAAAGAGCACTTTTATCGGCCACTTTAAGTCAAGCTAATTATTCAGTGAATGACCCTCTTCAACTTTGGAATGGAACTTATGTTCCTTCAGCGTCAAGCGATGGAGCTTTAGTTGGAAGCGGTATTTGGCACATTACTGGAACAACTAAGTATTTAATTCAAGCTGGATTTGTAGCGGGAGCTGGTGGAACTTCACCAAACTGGAGATTTTTTGATAGCTCTTCTGGAAGCTCTTTTACTCATTTTTCAACTGACTCAACAAGTTTGCCTCGAAACGGCTGGAGAAATGTAATAGCATCTAGTGTAGTTGTTTCTAATGTTGGTACTGAATACGGAAGGCAGGACATTATTATATCGTGAAAACTGGAAAATCTTTATATTCTGAATTGGAATCATCTAGGCACACCTACCTTCAAAGAGCTAGGGACTGCTCGGAACTGACTATTCCAACTCTCGTTCCTCCTGCTGGTCATAGTTTTTCAACAGAATACAGCACTCCATTTCAAGGTATTGGAGCTAGAGGTGTTAACAATTTAGCAAGCAAGCTTTTATTGGCTTTGCTCCCACCCAATCAGCCTTTCTTTAAATTCTCCATTGACGAGTTTCGTTTTAAGAAACTTCAAGGCGATCAAGCTTTAAAAGCTGAAATGGAAAAAGCTCTTGGAGGCATTGAGCGAGCCGTAATGACTGAAATTGAAACTTCAGCGGTTCGTGTTACAACCTACGAAGCCTTACGGCATCTTTTGGTGGCTGGAAACTGCTTGTTATATCTCCCTAACAAAGGCGGGATGCGTGTGTTCCGTCTTGAGAATTATGTAGTCAAGCGGGACTCTTTTGGAAATGTTTTGGACATTATAACTCGTGAACGGCTTTCTGTGACTGCTCTCCCAGAAGAAGCCAAAAAATTAGTTCAAAAAAGTGATTCTAACGAGCCTAATATTGATTTGTTTACTTGTATTCACCGCAAAAATAACAAGTGGGTTGTTTATCAAACAATAAAAGATTCAATTATTGAGGGTTCAGAGGGAGAATACGATTTAGATAAGCTTCCTTGGCTACCTTTACGCTTTATTCGTGTTGATGGTGAGGACTATGGCCGAGGCTTTGTAGAAGAATATTTGGGCGATTTACGCTCCCTAGAAGCTCTTACTCAAGCCATTGTTGAAGCTTCTGCATCAGCCTCAAAGGTTGTGTTTTTGGTTCGTCCCAATGGCGTAACTAATAAGAAAATGCTGGCTGACGCTCGTAATGGAGCAATCATTACAGGTGATAGACAAGATGTAAGTTGCTTGCAGGTGGAGAAACAAGCAGACCTGCGTATTGCTCAAAGCGTTATGGAAGCTATTACAATGCGTCTTGGATACGCCTTTCTTCTTAATGCTTCTGTTGTTCGTAACGCAGAGCGTGTAACAGCCGAAGAGATTCGCTATCTTTCCAATGAGATTGAAACAGCCTTGGGAGGAGCTTACAGCGTCCTTTCTCAAGAGTTTCAGCTACCCCTTGTTTCACGGATTATGGATAGGATGCAACGACAAGACAGGTTGCCAAAGATTGATAATAAAATTATACGGCCTGTTGTAACCACAGGAGTAGATGCATTAGGCCGTGCAAGCGATTTGACCAAGCTAGATTTGTTTGTTCAAGGAATTGCTTCTGTTCTTGGGCCACAGGGATTATCTCAATTTATCAATATTGATAATTATTTGACTCGCAGAGCAACAAGTTTAGGGCTTGATACTGAAGGATTAATTAGAGACCAGAAAGAAGTTGCTCAAGAAATGGCTCAAGCCAAGCAACAACAGATGATGGCTAGTATGGCAGAAAAGCTTGGGCCACAAGCGATTGCAACTGCTGGTAAATTATCTACTGATAGCCCAGAATTTCAAGCTGGACTTGCTCAAGCTTTAAGGCAAAATCGACCTAGTCAGTAAACAACACAACCAAAGGAGAAAAACACACAATGGCTACATTAAGCGTAACTTCTGCATCAAACCCTACTGGAGCAGATTCCCCAAATCAACCTATTGCAGACCCCGCTGGTGGAGGGATAATTAAAACAGAACAACCTCAAGAGGCATCACAGGAAGTTCGTCCTACTTGGCTTCCTGAAAAGTTTAAGTCTCCAGAGGATATGGCAAAAGCTTACGGAGAGCTTGAAAAGAAAATTGGCAAGCCTAAAGAAGTTTCGGAAGAAGCAACTCCTCAAGAAACCCCTTCGGAACTACCTTCAACCTTTACAAAATACAGCAACGAATACTTTGAAAGAGGAGATATTTCTGAAGAAAGTATTAAAGAGCTGGAAACTAAGGGTATTCCTCGTGAGTATGTGAAGCAGTATATTAAAGGTTTTGAAGCTTCCCAGCAGTCTGAAGTTTCTTCAATTTTGGGTGAAATTGGGGGAGAATCAGAGTTTAAAGCGATGAGTAGCTGGGCTTCTGAAAATTTAGATGAAGGCGAGTTGTCTGCCTATAACCAAGCTGTTTCAAGCGGAAGCAAGGAACAAGCTTCTTTTGCGGTAAAAGGTATGTTTGCTCGCTACAAGTCTGGTGGAAGCCGTGAACCTCGTTTATTGGCTGGTGATACAAGAGCGTCTGGTGCAACCGATGTTTTCCGTAGCACAGCCGAAGTTGTTGAATCAATGAAAAACCCCAAATACAAGTCTGACCCCGCATACCGAAAGGATGTTGAGGAAAAGCTTGCTAGGTCTAATGTATTCAACTAAAGGAGATAAATATGGAAAATAAAGCAGGATATAAAACAACGGAGTTCTGGCTGTCATTTGTAGCTCTCATTGTGGGGGTTGTTTCAGCCAGCGGTTTGCTACCAAACGAAGGCCCGTGGCAACAAGTTCTAGGTGTTGCAACAACGGCTTTGGTGGCTCTTGGTTATACTGGAGCTAGACTAACCCTTAAAAAGAACGAGTAGTAATGATGTGGACGGCTATATTTCAAGCCGTTGCATTGTTAGTGCAAGCGTGGGTAAGTAATGTATCTCAAAAAGCCAATCGTGAAGTTCAAGCCTTTGATGGCTCTCCTCCCCCTATGTACATTCGTAGGGCTTTCTACGACAGGTTGTACAAGTTTATCAGAAGCAAAAAGAGTAGTATTCGTTGAGGAGGAAGGCGGGTTTGTAAGACTTGGGCCAGATGTTACAGGCCGAGTTTATACTTGGGATGGTGATAATTGGGTATTGAGCAACAACAGGATAAAGATACCCGAAGGTTGGTATGCGGGTTCAGTAGGGGAAGATTCAAAAGAAGGTCTTGACAAAACAAAGCAACCTAGTAAGTAACTAGCAAGTTTTGGAAAAGCATTTCTGAAGCCCCGACCCTCTGCGGAGGACAATCGCTGGTGCAGAATAAGTGACGACCCAGAGCGAACAACCAAAAGAATTGTTGGAGTTCGTTTTGAATCGAGCGATTTGGGCGACCTCTAACTACTAAAGAAAGGCTAAATTATATGGCTTTAGCAAATGCTAATACTATGAGCCGTTTCGGTGAGAAACAAGGCGGGGATACTGACCCGAAAGAATTGTTTCTCAAGAAGTTCGCTGGCGAAGTGCTAACGACTTTTGAAACCGAATCGGTGATGAAAGACTATGCCCAAACTCGCACTATTGCGAATGGCAAGTCGGCACAATTCCCTGTTACTGGTATCGCCTTGGCGAAATACCACACTTCGGGTGAATCTGTGATTGAAACTAACGGATACTTAAACTCGTTTGCTCACACCGAGAAAGTTATCGACATTGAAGGTCTCTTGACCTCCTCTGCGATGATTTACAATCTTGATGAGGCGATGAACCATTACGATGTAAGGTCTATCTACTCAACCGAGATTGGTCGTGCGTTGGCGAAAGAGTTTGACAAGGCAGTCGCACAGACAGTTATTCTGGCGGCTCGTTCAGCCTCGAACTTCACCTCTGGTGGAGCAGAAACCGCATTTAATGCAAATGCTAATTCTGTTACTGTTACTGGTACAACGCCAACTGGTTCTGTGCTGGTAGAAGGAGTTTTGGCTGGCTTGTTGAAGCTTGACGAGCGTGATGTCCCTTCCGAGGGGCGTGTAATCGCTTGCCGTCCTGCGGTATATTGGAAACTTGTGGAAGCTCTGACAAAGGGCGACTTCAAAGTTCCTTATACTGGAGAAACGGGCGTGTTCGAGTCTGGCAAAGTCGCAATCATTGGTGGAGCGAAAGTTGTTAAGAGTAACAACATTCCTTATACTGATTTGTCGTCTGATACTGGTACTCGTTCTACTCGCCAAGCTAATTACTCCTTGACTCAAGCTCTTGTATTCCATCCTTCTGCCACGGGTTGCGTTAAGCTTCTCGATGTTGCAGTTGAGAGTGAATACCAGATTGAGCGTCAAGGCACTTTGATGGTCGGAAAGTATGCTGTTGGACACGGGATTCTGCGTCCAGAGTGTGCCTACGAAATCAAAGCGACTGCTGCTTAATTAGATAAGGTATTTAAGGGGTCATCAGTCAAGCCTGTTGCTTTACCCTCCTTTCCAAAGGTTCTTGTGTTTCCCTTTGGTTATGTGAAGCAAATTTAGGCTTGGCTGGTGGCCTCTTTTTTGTATAGATTACTTGTATGCCTTTACCCGCTGTTGCAACCACAGAGCTAGAAGCTGTAAATACGATGCTCACCACGATTGGTGAGTCTCCTGTTAATCAGATTAGCGAGTCAACGGCTGACACTAGGATTGCTTATTTAATTCTTGGTGAAGTGAATCGTGCTACTCAAATTAGAGGATGGCATTGGAATACGGAAAGTAATGTTCCTCTAACTCCAAACCAAGCAACAAGCGAAATAACGCTTGGGTCTGATGTAGTTCGTGTAGATGTAAATGAAAGGGAGTTTCCTAATGTGAATGTGATTCAGCGTGGAACACGCCTGTACGACAAAAAGAATCGCACTTATCTATTTACTTCACCACTAAAAGCTGAAATTGTTTATTTGCGTCCTTTTGCAGAACTTCCAGAGCAAGCTAGGTATTACATTATTGTAAGGTCAGCTAGGCTTTTTCAACAAAGAATGATTGGAGACGCAACTGGCTCTGCCTTTAGTTCTGAGGAAGAAACTACTGCTTTTATGGCTTTAAATTCTGCTGAAGATGAAACAGCAGATTACAACATTTTTGACCAGTATGATGTTGCAAAAGTCATAGCTCATAGACGCTATTTGGTTTAATTTATGGCTATTGCTGAAACAGGCAGTAAAGCTTCATCTGGATTAATTAGAACAAGTGTTCCTAACCTTATTTCTGGTGTATCTCAACAAGCCGATACTTTTAAATTAGCAAGCCAAGCAACAGAACAAATTAATGCTATTTCAAGTGTTGTTAGTGGATTAGCAAAAAGGTCTGGAACTGCGTTTTTAAAAGCATTAAATTTTTCTGGGTTAACTCCTATAAAGTTTTTTAAAATTGCAAGGAGCTTATCTGAGCAATATTTAGCAGTTTTGTTAAATAACAACTCAACTAATGTTAAAAGTTTAAAAATCTTTGCTTTAGATGGAACTGAACAAACTGTTTATGAATACGAAGCTGGTGTTTCGTTGACAAATTATTTTAATAATGCAACAAGTTCTTCTGTTAAATCTTTAACTATTGCTGATTACACATTTTTAGTAAATTCAAATAAAACAGTTTCTACATTAAACGACACAACAAGCAGGGCTTTAGCTGGTAATACCCAAGTTTATCAAGGAATGATTGTTGTAAAACAGGGATATACTGGAAAATCCACTCAAAGCCCGTCTGGTTTAATTACTTATTCTGTAAAAATTGTAGATAAAACTACTGGAGCTGTATATGCAACAAGCACAAGCAATAGTGATAATTTTTCTGATGCTTCGCCTAATGCTATTGCAAGCTCTATTGTTTCTAATTTATCATTAACAATAAATACTCAATTTTCGATAGGAAATTATAGAATTTTTGCTTCTGGGTCTAATGTTTATATTCAGCACGAGTCGATTGATTTTGATATTGTTGCTGACGATGGTTACGCTGGAACTCTGTTTTACGGGATAAAGAATGAAGTTCAAAACTTTACGGATTTGCCTGTTTTTGCTCCTCATTTGTTTGTTACAAAAATAGCTGGATTTCCAGAAGAAGTTGGAGACGAGTATTATGTAAGGCATATTAGTTCTCAACCCGATACTTATAGTCAAGGAACTTCAAGCTCCGTTCCAAAAGGTATTAGAGGTATAAGTGCTGGCTATTGGGAAGAATGTGTTGCACCTACTGTAACCTATAAACTAGATACAGCATCAATGCCTCACACGCTTGTCAAAATAGGTGATGGAAAATTTCTTTTTACTCCTGTAAACGGAGATTCAAGCAAAAGTTATGGAGGTGTCGCCTATACATCTAGCAAAAGTTGGGGAAATAGAAATGCTGGAGATGTAGAGTCAAATCCTTGGCCTAGTTTCGTAGGAAATAAAATAGAAAACGCATTTTTTTATAAAAACAGGTTAGGGCTTCTTTCTGGAGAAAGCGTTATTTTTAGCGAAGCTGGCGAATTTTTTAATTTTTTTAGAACAACAATGCCACAGCTTTTAGATTCTGAACCGATTGACATATCATCCTCAACACAAGAAGTAGGTACTCTTTATCACGCAATTCCCTTTTATGATCGTGTAGTGTTGTTTGGTGAAAAAATGCAATTTTCCATTCAAGCTGATGGAGAGCTAACCGCTAAATCGGTGTCTCTTCAACAAACAACAGCTTTTGATGTAAACAAAGAAGCTCCTCCAATAGCTATTGGTAATAAAATTTATTTTTCATTTAATAGGGCTGGAGGATATAGCGGAATAACCGAATATTTTATAAATCCAAATACTATCTTGTTAGATGGTTTAGACATATCATCAAACATCCCTTCTTATATAAATGGCTCGACTATTTCTTTGGTAGGGTCTGAAATTGATAACATTTTATTAACTTTACAAAACTCTTCAAAAAATGAAATTGGAGTTTATAAGTTTTTTTATTCTGGAGAAGAAAAAATTCAATCTTCTTGGTCTAAATTTGATTTTGGAACTGGTAAAGAAGTTCTTAACGCTTTTATAGTTTCTGGTAAAATATATTTGGTAATATTAAGAAATTCATTTTATAATTTTGAGGTTCTTGATTTAAACGAAACAGGAGCAACAACTGGAACTGGGGGTTCTTTGCCAAGTAATGCTGGAGTGTTTGAGCCTTTTAAAATTCATTTAGATAATTTTGTTACTCCAACTTTGGGAAATGGCTTCACAACTTCTGTTGTAAACGGGATTACTACCGCATTTAGATCAGTAACTTTTCCTGCTGGATACGATTCTAGCCAGTATGCCTCTATGGTTCTTATTTTTGGTGATGGAACTTCTTATGCAATAGTTAATAATAATGGAACTTTGTCGATTTCAACAACAAAATTTGTAAATAACAATCCTGTTTGGCAAAGCCTCCAAGCCGAAACTTTTAAAATGGCTGGGTTTCCTTTTACAATGAAGTACACTCTTAGTAGGCCGATTATTCGTTCAACATCTGGAAGAGGCCAATCGTCTGTTTTAGACGGGCGTTTGCAAATTCGTAACGGAATTTTAAATTTTAGTGATTCGCTTTTCTTCCAAATTAAAGTTACTCCCAAATACAAAGATACTTATACTTATACTTATCTATATAAAATGGTTACAAACTATTTAGGAGTAAGCTCAACAAATTTAGACTATATAAATTTTAAAGATGGGTCATTTCGATTTCCCGTGTTTTCAGACGCAGAGGAGCTTCAAGTAGTTATTGAAAACCCAACTCCATACGGGTGTTTTCTTTTATCTTTAGAGTGGGAGGCTTTATATAGTGCAAGATCAAAGCGTATTGGCTAGTTATCCAAATGGAGCAGTTGTCCGAAAAACAAAGATGTCGGATGCTAAATACATTTCTTCAAGACTTCGTAAAGCTGATTTAATTGAATTACAGGCTAATTCTGGTTCTGCTCCAGATGTCTCTTTAATGCATAGCGTATGGGCTAGTAATCCCTGTTATACAATATGCCTATATGGAGAGCCTATTGCCATCTTTGGAATATGCCCTCAGAAAGATGTGGGTGTTATATGGATGATGGGTACTGACAAGGTTTTACGCATCAAAACAACCTTTTTAAAAGCTTCTAAAGAGTGGGTAAACTATTTTCTTGAATTAAAACCCATTCTATTTAACTTTATACACGAAAAGAACACCCTGCACATTAAGTGGTTGCGGTGGCTGGGCTTTTCAATAATTAACAGATTGGAGAACTTTGGCAAGAACGGAGAAACATTTTACGAATTTGTAAAGATTAAAAACAATGTGTGAACCAGTCAGCATCGGATTTGCCGTAGCCAGTTTAGCCATTGGAGTAGCGTCTCAGTACGCTCAATACCAATCGCAGATGGATTATGCAAACCAACAAGCACAAGCACAAAATGATGCAATCGCTCAACAACAAAACTATCAAAACAGATTAATTCAGCTAGAAAACGAGCGTTACCAAGCTGAAACAAACGCAATTAGAGCTAGGCAGTTACAAGAGCAACAAGCTTTAGCTAGGCAAGGCCAACAAGCAGTTCAAGAAGTTCGTGCAGGGAGAGCGTCAGCTATGGTGCAATCCGCTGAAGCTGGTGTTGCTGGATTATCGGTGGACGCTCTTTTATCAGATTTTACAAGGCAAGAACTAGGATACCAAGAGGGTATTTTAAGGGAACAACAGAACAAAGACGCTTTTTACACCGAGCAACTTAATCAAAACAGGATGCAAAGTGTTTTTAATATGGCTGAAATGAACAAACCAATTACACGCCAACCGATTGCATACCCAAGTGGAACAGCTTTGGGACTTGGAATCGCTAGTCAATTCGTTCAAGAATACAAAGACTACCGAAATTATGGTGGTGGTATGAATCCAGAACGAAAAAGGTCAGTTTTGCAAATACCAAACTAATTTATGGCCGTTGAACTTGTAAATCGTAATGGTGTTAAAGTCGGCAGACTGCCTAATGCCTATATTCCTGCACCTGCTCCTGTTGTACAAGTTGCTACTCCTAAAGTAGCTCAACCAGCAGAAGCGGTTCGCCCTATTCGTCCAGAGCAAAGTGAGCTAGGTCAGATTGCTAATTCCCTTGCCTTCTTTAATGAAAATCTTCGCAGTTTAGGGTCTGTGTACACACGAATTTCAAATGAAGAAAATCTGGCTCAAGGTCAGCAAATGGCTTTGCAGGATGTTGAAAAAGCCCGTGAGATTACTCGTTTAGGATTTAAGAAAGCCTCTGAAGCTGGTTTAATTGAGGCGGGTGCTAATCCTTATATGAGGCTGGGCTTATATGAAACAACTGGTCAGCTTCAAGGGCAAGATTACAGGGAAAAACTACTTGCTCGAAAGGCAGAGCTTTCTTCTCCTTTTTCTACAAAGACTCCAGAACAAGTTATAGCCGAAGTCCGACAAGAAGCTTTAACTAATCTTGGTGATAATTTTTATGCACAGCAGGGCTTTCTAAAAGAAGCTAATCAAGCTGAACAGACATTTAAAAATGTTGTTATTCAAGAAAAAGCCAGATTTACAGAAATGCAGACTAAAGAAACGGACGCTGTTGCTACAACCAAGATTATTGGTGCATTAGCTACGGCTCAAACTCCAGAAGAAACAGAAGCATCTCTTGGAGCTGTAATAAGTCATTACAACAAGCGGTCAGTTTATGAGTCTGATGTAAACAAGGAAATGGGGAAAGATATTTACAATGGCATTATTTCCGTTGCCTTAAAAGACCCAGAGAAAGCTAAAGAAATTGCAAATAAGGTGTTTGATTTACAGATATCCAGACGGGATGGGTCTCTTATGTCGCTTTCTGAGGCTTTTGCTGGAATAGAAGATAATGTTACAGAAAAGCTAGACCAATTAGAATATAAACGAAAAATTGCAGGAGAAAACGAAGAGAAGATGCTTGAAAGAGAAGCTGAAAAAGAAATTGACCTAGAAATTAAAAATGCACAAGACCAAAACGCATCTATTATCAGCCCAGAGTTTGCTGAAGCCGTAAAAGAAAGAGTTTCTAAAAAATTTGGTGGCGTTCAATTAGCTTTTATTAGCGATCAAATTGCCAAGCAAACAGCTTCGGTCAACAGATCGGATGAAGTTAAAGCTTCAGAATATGTTTTAGAATTATCAAAAACTGACCCTGCTAAAGCATTAGAGACTCTGAAGGAAGCAACAGGAACTAATATTTCATTTGAGACGGCTTTAGTGCTTCAATCGAAAATTGCAAAAACAAATGACAACTTGCAGTTAATTAGAAGCGAATCTGTTAGAGAGAATTTTAAAGATTTAGAGGACTCCCTAAAGAAAAATGAGTCATTTTTAGG